ACAAAATCCCAACATAACAATTCGAAATCATCTTGTACTTCTTGTACTCCATCAGATCCAGGTTTTAAACTACCCATACCTCTTGAAGATACACCTACTGTAATTCCGTTTTTGAATAACTGTGTTAATATGTTGCCTGAGGGGGTGGGTAATATTTCGATTTTACCCATTACATCATTCCCGTCCCACCAAACATCTTTAATATTATGCGAAACATTTTTAAGGTTAATAACAGAAGAGTCTGGGTGATCAAGTTCACCTAATGCCCTGTTTTCTGTTATTGGTCCTTTTTTGTAGTTATCAATTTCTCTTTGTAAGATTTCTCTAGGATAGTATCTACCATTGCCATTTTTGGTTTCAGCCGCTTGTAATCTACCTTCAACAAGCAAATTACCGTTTTCGGTTTTAACCGCTTCGGTAATCGCTTGTGGGGAAAGCCTAAATAATTGAGTTTCTATGAGGGTTTGACGACTCATTTTCCTCCAGTCATAGTATTTTTATCAGCCGTTACTTCCATCAACTTTTTTTCTAGTTCTTTGATTTCTTTTTCGACTTCTTTGATAGCTTCTTGATTGATAAATTCTGAGAGGGATTCGTCCTCGTTAATGGACATTGCTGTTTTTCTTTCAGCGATTGCTTTTTCGTAAACTTTAGCTTCAACTTGCTTTTTAGCGAGTTCACCTAAACGTTCAGCTTCTTTAAGAACTTCAGACATTTTCATTCTGCCTTCTTTCTTTACTTCTTTCTTTTCTTCTGCCTCACCTGCTTCTTTACCTTTTTCGTATTCGTAAGCAGCTTCACCTTCTTCTACTTCTTCCTTTTCTTCATTTAAGAAAGATAAGAATTTATTTTCATAAGCTTGTTTTGGACGTTCAAAAAATGGATTACCAAGTGAAGGTATTCCTGCTACTGCTTCTTCTAATAATTCTTTAAGATCATCAGAATTAACATTTTCAGTAATTACTTCATCCTTAATTACTTCTTTTTCTTCTACAGTTTCGTTAAGAAACTTTCTAAAATTATTTAATGAGTCCATTTTATTTTCTTTTAAGTCTCCGTAGCCGGAGGATTTATATTTTCCAGTTGGTTCTTTACCAGTTTCTAATTCTTCATATCCTAAACCATCTATTTTAAAAGCAGCGTTTTTAGTATAAAAAATTGGGTCTTTTTCTAAGTTTTTAGCAACTATTTCTTTTGCTTTATCTAAAGTTAATTCAGGATCTTTTTCTATTTCAACTCTTAAACCATTAAGATATTGATCAAAGATTTGATTATCTAAGTTTTTAGGATCTTTATAATCATATCCTGCTGTTTCTTTTTCGTTTACTTCTTTAGTAGTCTTTGATTCAGTTGCCTTTGCTTCTTCAGTAATAAACTTATCGAAAGTAGTAAATGGATTTAGCCCAGATGAAGACATTAAAGGGAAAACATTTTCATTGATTACGCTACGTTGCTTGAGCAATTTAGTGGTTTGGTCAAATGTAGCGCTATTAGGAACAATGTCAGGAAACAATCTTTTTGCTTCCTTTAAAAACACATCTTTGTGTCCTTTTCCTTCTTTAATTAAATTATATTGTTCTTGAAGTGTCTTCATGTTAATAAATATGTTATTTATTTAGATCCACATAATCTATTCCCTTAGCTTTTTTTCTAAGTGATTTTTGATTAACTGGTTTGTAGCCTATTTTTGTGTATTGTGAAATGGGAGCTTTACCAAAGGCGTATTTTGTTAAATACCCCCCAGCTGCTCCTGAAGTTGAGATTTCCTTGACTATTTCTTGGATTTTACCTGTTGCTAAATCATACTGGTCTGGGTAATTATTTCTAAACCAGGTTCTGAAGTTGTTAAAGGTGTCCCTAATATCAGATGCTTGTTGTCTATAACTGGGGTCTCCTTTAAGGTCTTTATCTTTAGTAAGAGCCATAGCATCGTCTCTAGCATCTTCTAAAGATTTATAAAGAGTACCAAAGCTTGGGAGGTTAATAATAGTATGGGTTATACCTCCACCTTCTCCTCTTTCAGAAGGAGCATCTGCTTTAGCATAATAGCTTAAATCATCAGCAAAAAAATCATCCTTACTTACCGGACCATATTTGTCCTCTAATCTTTTAAGGAATCCAGGGTTTAATTCTGAAGGTTTAATAGGCATTACTTATTTACATTAGATAATTCCTCAGTCAATTCATAATACTGGAGGAGGTTGATTAAATCATCATTATTAATTTTAGAACCTTTATCTATTTCTGTAAGTAATTTTACTACCTCTAGCAATTTAATTTTGGTAGCGTTGTCCTTTACTTTTCTAGCTTGAAGCTTGAGTACTTTTTTAATCTCGTTTATTTTAGTATTATAAATTTCTTTTAAACGAGGTGTATTATCAATAGAATTAATAAATTCTTTAAGTATTTCTTTTTGCCCTTTATTTAAATTAGCATATTTGCCATTAAATTTTTCAAGCATTACTTTATAGGTAAGTACTCTTAAATCCTTATCATACTTAGAAAATTCTTCAACTAAGTCTTGCTTTACTTTCTTTTCGCTAACAGGCTTTTCTGTTAAGCATTCTAAAATAGTAATTTTATTATCTATAATTTCGTTTGTTTCGGATAATTTATCTGAATTGTAAATTTCGATTAATTTATAAAAAGCTGCATATCCTTTATAATTAGGTACCTGGTGTCTAAAAAATTCGTTTATGTTATAGTGCTTACTTATTTCGTTAATGAGATTATATTTTTCTCTTCTTAAAGCACTTCTGTTTAGTTTACGGGTTGCCTCTAGTATAGTATTAAGTGTTATTTCTGCTTTACCTTCGCTAATATTTTTGTTTTTAAATAAGGTTTCATACAATTTGTATTCCTTACCTAATTCAGTTTTAGCGAATGATTTTTTTAATATATTTAGAGAAGGAGAGGAACCACCATTAAGGGTATCAGCGGTTATCTGTCTGACTAAGAGCTCAAACAAAAGGCCCGTATTCTTATACTTAGAATGTTTAATTTTCATCGATAGGCTTTTTTATAAATATATAAAGATTTTTACTCCTTCAAATTACCTTCATCAAGTAGCGACTCATCTTGCTCAAAAACTAACTGTTTGCGATTGAGCGGAATCTTTTTTAACATATCCTTGTTTTGTAAGTAAGCTGTTTTGGCTTCTAAAGCTAGTGGAGAACCGCCTTTATATGAGGGTCTTAGTGAGTCTGACTCGTTTTCGTCACCTTTCATCCTCTTAACACCCAATCTATCTTTACCAAAGTTACCATCTTGTGTGTTAATATTAGAAACTTTTTCTTCAGGGCGACCTAATTCTTTTTCATTATATCCAGCAGGAACATTATCTGGTTCGTCATAATATCTACCTTTACCATATAACGAAGCTAAATCGTGTGGGGTACCATATGATTCACCTGTTTCTACGGGATCATTTCCTTCTGCTTCAATTTGAGCATTACGGAAGGTTCGTTTAGCATCCTCTCTAACTAAATCTCTAAATTCAACGTATTCATCTTCACTAAAGTGGAACAGATGATCATAAATAAAGTCAGTTGGGAATAATTTAGTTTCCATCATTTGAGAAGCTAAATCCATTTTTTCTTTCATTAATGCTACTCTTTCTTGATCATAAATGATTGAAGGGGTAGTTAAATTAAGTTCAAAATTAACCAAATCATCACCGTCATACCCTTGTGTATAGAGGTGGACAACAGCAATTTTATATAATTCTGAAAGGATAATTCTTTGGATACGCTCTACTGTGCGAGCAAATCTAATGTCTTCTGCTGCTAATGTAGCTTTACCATCTGTGTTTTCATCGTATCCCAAGAAGGCTTTAGGTACTTTAAGTGCGGCAAATAGTTTATCTCTTAAATATTCTACGTCAGTAATACCATCATAATTTAAACCAGGGGTGGTTTCAATCTTAGTTGAAGCATCATTACCTCTAACGGGAATGTAATAATCCTCTAGGAGGTTTTGCATATTGTATTTTAAGTTATAATCCCCTGTATTTTGGTCGATGTAAGGGGTACGCTTCATTTTAGAGATAGTCTTTTGCATAAAATTTTCTATCTCAGCAGGAGGAATAGCACCTACATTTATATAGAAAATACGCTTTTCAGGAGCGCGAACAATTCTATGTACTAACATCGCATCCTCCATCAAGGTATATTGCTTAAAGAGTTTACGGGCTGGTTCGATGTAACTTCTACCATAGGGGAGATAGTTTACATCTGATAAAAGTCTAAAGTGGGCTATTTCGTAGTTGTCGAAATATATATTTCTACTATTATTTGAATTACCACCTGCACTTTGCAGACCACCAAAATAACCTCCATACTCTCCACCACCACTTAGTCCATCAGGATCAAATTTAAATTTAACTTCTACTTGGTGATTGTTGGATTCGCTAATTTTTTCTTCTCTAACAATATTATATGCTGTGTAAGGGATTACGTTATAAACACCAAAGTTTTCGGCTATATCTAGTTTTAAGAAAAAATCACCATACTTACACATTTGGCGGATCCACATCCACAAATTAAATTCTATATTTAAAACATCGTAAAAGAGATTGTATAGAATTTTTTGAAGATTTTCGTCGGATGATTTAATTTGAAGTACCTCACCCATTGCATTTTTAAGGGTAGATTCGTCTGCTAATATATCCAAAGCAGAAGCGATAATAGCATCAGTATCCATCGCTTCATAATCAGAGTATA